CGCCAACCGGACACCCTTATTGGTGCCGATAATGATGTAACTCAGGTAGCCGTAGATGCTGGACACCACTTCACCGATAGGTAGTTCGCCAGCCTGAACGGGGGTGTCGAGGGAGGTGCCGTCTGCTTTGATGGCGGTGCGATAGATCAGCGAGGTGCGACCGGCATATCCGGCAGCGTAAATGTGCTGTTGACCGGCAGCGAAACCAACGAACGTGAACGCCGAGTTCGGATGGGTGTACAGCAACCCTGCGGTGTGGGAACCGGAGCCGGTGAAGTTGTGGATTTCTCCGCCGTGAGCAGCCATGTGACGGCCCTTCACATACGCTTGCACCGTATAGTTTTCGGTACCCAAAATGTAGGTGGTGATCGTTGACGAACCGCTGTCGGTGATATGGATACCATGACCCGAATAGCCGATGTACACGTTGAACCCATCGGATGTGAGGCTCAGAATGTCGGCGGCTACAGCCCCAGTTGTCACCGTTGTCCACGACGACAGATCCGTTGTGTACTTCAAATCTTGGCCGTCAGCGACATACAGGCGGTCGCCAGCAATAGCCATAAACAGGTTGGTGTTAGCCGACGACAACACCTCGCTGGTAGTCGGCAGCAACTTCAACTCGTTCTTTGTCCACGGGTCAACATTCTTTGATGAACTGAACCGATAGTCCTGCGGGTCGCCAGAATCCGCATACGGCTGGCCGGAACCCTTATGCCACGACACTTGGGATCGACGCCACAAACCTTGCGGGTTGATTGTCGCTTCACCAGGAATATTGTTTTGGTCAACAGATTCACGGACACGAGCCTCAAACGCACGACCGAACCTGCCGGACTTTTGGTCAACCAGATAGTTGTGACCGGCGATGGCTATGGGGTAAAGATCCGGTACCAAGAGCGATGTCCCTGTTCCTGTGTAAAACGATGCTTGCCCATTGTACGCCGTCGTGAAGTCGATCAGGAGAGCCATTGTCGGCTACTTCCTGATGCGAGTCGGATACTGCCTGTTGAGTCGTGCTGCTTCAGCCTGGATACGGTCACGGCGTAAACGAAGAAGGTTCGTTACGGAAGCGTTCATGGCACCAGCAGGAACTTCGTCGCTGCGGCGGGTGTCGCCCTGAGATTCAATGAAGTTGCGTTTCACTTCACGGGATGCAAGCAGGCGGATCTGTGCGCCCAACACCAGCAGGTCAGCCAGTTCGGATGATGCGCCGGTAGATGTGAGCGTGGATGCTTCGGTGCTGAACGGCGTGTACTTATCCTTGTAGATCACACGGATCGTGGACGACATGACTGGCTCATCCAAGGTGAGGACATAACCGGAAGCGAAATCTGTGGTCGGCATATCGCGCATCAGCCGGTAGCGGCGCACCACCGGATAGTCGTCTGACAGGTACCGCCAACGCACGTCATACACGTCGATCATGCTGGTGACGCCTGTCAGGTTCACCATACGGTCAGAGCCGTTATAGGAAATGTCCAGCGTCTTCATCTGGAACAGGCCGTTCATCGGGGATGACAGGTCGGCTAGTTCGTCGTTCAATGCTTGAAGGATCTGCCAGCGAGGGAACTTCGGGGACGCCGTAACGATTGTTCCGCCTGTATGAGATGCGGCGGTTGTTCCGCCGTATCCACGTTCGACGGTCAAAGTTTTGGTGGCTGGCGTTGAATCCCAAATGTACATCAACTCCGAACCGGCTTGGAACACGGTCTGTTCACGTAGCGATCCCAACGAATAGGACATGACAAGCGTGGTTGTAGAGTCGTCAATAGAGGACGCAATCTTGTTGCGTTCTTCCACCGTTCCCGCCAGGAGGTTCTGTGCGGTGCGGTCAATGAGGTTTCCTGCTGTAGTCACTTCTTCTTAGCGGTAGCAAGAATCTGAGCAAGTGTCGTGGACGGGCCAGCGCAACCGTATTCACGGTACTTCTCGCCTTCATCCTCGGACATCTCATGCTTCTTGGAGTGCTTGTCCCTTTTCATATATTCGCCGCCGTACATCATTACTTCGCGCCCTTCTTGACATTCTTCATCGGCTTACCAGTCTTAGCCGCTTCTTTCTTGGCAGCCTTCATACCGGCTTTCGTGTACGAAAACTCTTTCTTCCCAACCTTAGGCATGATCACTCATTTCTGCCTGGAAGCCCAGGCGTTATCGACAAGATTCGGATAGGGGCGACCCGCCTTCTTCGCGCGGGCTTGTGCCGACTTCTTCTGACCAGCAGACAAAGGCGACGACTTCTTCTTCGGATTCTTGGTTTCCCAAAACGCTTTCTTCGCAGCCATCAGATCACCACGCCTTACACGACCAGTAGCGGGCCTTCGTCTTCGGGCCAGGATTATCGCAGTTATGTCGCGCACGAAAGTTCTTGCGCGCCCCAGGGTTATCCTTACGGATCTCCATTTTCGGATCACCAAACATGACTCGCCTCACCGTGCCGTTATCGGTCTGCACATACACGACAGACTTCTTGCGGCCAAACCCAGGCTCACCCTGCCGAATACGACGGGGAGAGTTCAGACTGACGTTACGTCCCTGATACTGAGCCATGTCTCTAGTGTACCTCACTCACTTCGGCACAAAGCCAGACTCCACCTGGAACCTGGTTTCCGCCTTCGCCTCAACCCGATGCGACCCATCAATCTTCTTTGGCTGCAAACCATCCTGACGTAGCCGCTTGTAGGCATCCATATCTTTATGCCAACGCTTCTCCGTCTCGTTGATCTGATGAGACGCAGACTTCCGGCCAGGCATAGCCGCCGACGAGATCGACACGCCAGCAATCTTGCAGCCGAAACAGCCGTCAACATCCAGGTTGGGGTGGGTTTCTTGATGTTTCACCATATGAAGAATCCTAGCCAAACGATCAGGTGACGTAATCGCCATAGCCCGCCGCCACCAAATCAGCCTTCTCAGCCGCCGACACAAAATTGTTGTGCGCCCCCAAATGCACCAGCAGATAGTCCTCAACTTCGGCAGGCTGGTTCGTGGTGTATGAGCCGTCCGTAAGTTTGTAGACGTTTTTGGCTCGTGTACCAGGGACAAGTTTGCGAAGCAGGAAATCGCCGGACACCGGACGCAGCCTGTCGTTCCAGGCGAACGAGTCGTTGACCGGAGGCCGGAAGATAAACAGTTTGTTCCAGGTGACCGACGCCCCGGTAGATCCTGTGCCGGAACCGGTGGCGGTACGGGGCAGTTCTTCGATTGCTGTGGCGGTGGACGAACCTGTGCCGGAGCCGGTGGCGGTACGTTTGGCGACCATCACCTCGATCACCGACGAGGCACCAACACCAGATCCGGTAGCAGTACGGAACCTTGTGATCAGGCCCGTAGCAGACGACGAACCGAGAGCAGCACCAGAAGCAGTCTTAGCGTTCAACAGTCCGCCAAGAGCAGACTCAGAGCCAACACCAGATCCGGTTGCTGTCCGCTTAGCGATCAATAGTTCGCTGGTAGCCCCACCTGTCGTACCCGTACCAGAACCAGTCGCAGTACGAGGAAGAATCTCAATAGCGGTCGCAGATTCGGTACCGACACCAGAACCAGTCGCAGTACGCAAAACCACACGCACCCCGACAGCAGACTCAGACCCTAGCCCGGACGCCGAAGCAGTCCGAACTAGAGTCTCAAAGCCTACATAGAACCCCGGCCCGCCCGCATAGGCGAACGTGAAGTCCGTCAGTTGATCCAAACGAGGATCAGACACCAGCAGCCCCTATCAGTCGAGGCTAAGTGTCAGGTTAGTGATCTGGAAGGTGTCGCCAGCAGTCACAGCAGCCGAAGACGACAACGCCCCCGACCACAAAGCGTTGCCGCCAGTCGAAGCATCCCACAACGACCAATGGCTGTATGTCTCTGTAGTAGAAACATTCGTCCATTCAACCGTCGCAGACGACGCAATCGAGCCGGAAGAAGCCGCCGAAAACGTGACAACCTTACGGGTCGCCTCGGTTGCAGCGTTAGACGTGCAGTCCTCACCGGGATCTCCGGTGTGCAACTTCAGATACACCGACGAAGGTGCAGTCCACGAAGCGGTGCCAGTCAGATGATCCAGAATTTCCAGTTCGGCATAGTTAGAAATGCTCATAATGCTCCCTTATGTGAGAACAGGCCGGGACGCACCATAAAGGCGCGCCCCGACCTGCGAACTAACTGGATCAGGTATTCGCGCCGAGCGAAGACGACGACTCGATACGACGGAGGCTGGCCTCACGGAACCGTCCGTAGCCACCCAACCAGTACCAGCCGATCGGCTGGAGACGGGCGAGAGTGTCCACGACCGGGCCACGCACGATGCGCGGAACCGAGCCATTTCCATCGCTGGCCGAGTGTGCCTTGGCGAGAGCCTGACGGCCCATGATGTGCGTGCAGTACACGTCCACCGTGCTGCTTGCGCCAGCATCCGCAAAGATCTTGGCGCGGGGCGTCTCGATGAAACGGACACCTTCAAAGGCTCCGATTTCACCGTTGTAGATGCCAGCGGTGTCCTGGTACACGTGCGGGTCACGCCACGAGGCTGCGCCTGTCTCCTTGCGGAGATCGTAGGACACGTCCGGGTGGATGAAGCCCATGTACAGGCCGTTGAACGTGGCGGCGTTCGCCTTACGCAACTGGGCGGTCACCTTGCGAACGTCGTTCGCTTCGATGACATCCTCAGCCTCGACCGTTGCACGGCTGGACGGGTCGGTTGATCCGCCGCCTGCGTACACGACGTTGGAGCCACCGGCAAGAACGTCACGGACGATCTGATCGATGGAGTCACCAGCGTTGTAGCCGACCACGTTGGCCGCAACAGCGTCCACGTCGAGGTAGGCGGTGCCACGCAACTTGGCGGTGGTGATGACGGCGTTGCCGTATTCGTTGAGGGTCACCGTAACCTGGCTGTCGCTCATGGCGGCAGGGGTAACGTCGGTGACTTCGTTGAGGGTGCTAGTCGCAGCCGACAGATCGTTGAAGATCGTGAAGGTCACGCCCGTTCCGGGCATCGACTGAGCGGTGGGCTGAACATCGGCAGCCTGGTCGAACAGGAGTTCCGAGCGGAGAGCGAAGTACGCAATCCGGTCAAATGCGACCTGATCAACCGACACCGATGAGGTGGTGGTTTCGTTTGCCATTGGGGTTCACTCCTTCAAGTGAGGTTGTTCCCCCCAACCGAAGCGGTTAGAGGGAGGCTTGGGCTTGACGTGCTTCGGCCAACAACATCTCCACCTCTTGCTGCGACTTCGCATTAGAAATGCGGGTCACAATATCGACGGGGGCTTCGCCTGTGGTGTTCCCGGCTGCGGCTTGTGTGGTCTGTTGCCACGCTGCTGCTTCCTGCTGAACTTGGGCGGCCTGTCGATCTGAGATGATCTGCGCTTCGATTGCTGCCTGACGGATTGCGTCGGGTGTCAGTTCGCCGTCGTAGCCCTTCATAAAGTATTTGGCGACCGGGAGGCTGGGGTCTACCCCTGCTTCCACGAAAGCCAACTTTCGGGCTGCTTCGGACGCTGACGCCGCCTGCTCCCGCAAGGTTGCGTTCTCGGCTTCCAGTTGCTTCATCCGCTCGCGAAGCGGGTTCCGTCCGGAGTCCTGAGTTTCATCGAAGTCGATGCTGTCGTCCATATGTACACTCCTTTGCCCAAACCAACCTCGGAGGCAAGGCCGGTCGCTGCTTACTCCCCTTGTGGGGGTTCCTGCCTATTGGCATCGGTACGAGTATACAGGAAAACTGTTGCTAGTAAAGGGTTACTGGAGTCCGGTGACTGTTGTTCCTTGACCGGCGAAACGTCCACCTGCTTCGAACATGGCTTGCCGTTCGCGTGAGCGTTGGCGGATGCGTTGCTGTGCGGCGGCTGATGTTCCGAACACACCACCGATTTGTTCTTGTTCGGTGATTGCTTGTTCGGTGGTGCCGGGCAGGGCTACGAATAGTTCTTCGGCTGCCGAAATTCGCTGGAATCCCTCTCGGGCAACTTCCTGGGTTACTCCGGCGACCGCCAGTTCTTCGGCAGTCATAGCCGAGATCTGCCGTTGAGCCTGGAGAGTTCCTTCAGCCGCAATTTGGGCGGCGTTGGCTTGACGCAGAAGAATGGGTGTAGCCCTTTCCGGGTCAAGGAAGTAGGCGGCCAGCATAGAATCGTCCACCCCGTAAAGGCGGCGCATTTCGGCTGTGACCTGGGGGTTTGACTGTTGAACAGCAAGGTATCCTTCGTTGATGCGGGACACAAGTTCGCTTGGTGAAACGTCCGCACCGATCAATGCGGCGAAATCGTCGGGCGAATCGTAGAAACCTGACGGCAATCCTGCTGCTTTCATCGTCTGAGAAAACTGGTTTTCTATACCGATATACGTTTTTTCAGGCAAAACATTTAGACCGGCTTTACGGCGGGTGACGTTACCTGCAAAACGTGCCCGATATATCTCTCCTGCCTGGCCCTTATCTGCACGGATACGAGCAAGAACATCGTCGCCACTCATCACATCTTCTTTGAATACGAGATCGTAAACGAAGTTGCTGAGGCCGGTAAGACCGTAGTCTTCTAGGAGGGCGGTGATGACATCGAGGGCTGACTGGCGTTGTGATTGCGTCGGCCCTCGCTGGGCTACCTCTTGGAGTTCCCATCGTGAGCCAGTCCACACATAGTCAAACCCTTCGGGCGCACCGATTGGTTTGCGTGTCGGATCGGTAAATGGATCTTTTTTTTCTACGTCGTCATAAGCACCAGGAATATAGATTTTTGTCACGATTGAAGCGTTGGGATCTATTACGCATTGTTGGCGTTCCTCGCTCCATATATATCCGCCAGGACAATCCTTTGGGCCTCTTTTCGGTTGGCTGGTAGGTTTTGATGCTGTACCACCAGGACGGCTGGTTCCAGGGCCAGAACCAGACGTTGCAGGAGCAGGAGCAGCGGGAACCGGAGCAGGGGCAGCCGGGGCAGCAGGAGGGTTATAGAACTCAAAGTTCCCAGGCGACGTTTCAATAAACGTACCGAACGGTGTCTCAATAGGTTGCGCCATTACGCTCTCCCAAATGCTTCAGCCAAATCATTGACTATGGTATACGCCTTACTGACAGCCTCATCCGTGTACTCATAACCAAAAGACTTGTTAGTACGCAGATAATCAGCCCACTCCCCATACGACATCTGAGTTTGATCACCCTTATCGTTGCGCATAGTAAAAGCGGCAGCCCACTTCGGATCCGTAAAATCAACTTGCGCCCACGGAATCTCCAAAATACGAGATGCAATCTGAGCATACGGATCAGTCATCTGACCGAACGTCAAACCACGCTCAAAACCGCTGGTCAACGACGGATACAAATTGCGAGCCGTCTGAGACGCATACGCCTCAAACGTTTCCGCCGACTCTGCACCGACAGCGATCTTGTCAACCCATTCATTGAAGGTGATGTCCGATAGGGCGATACCGTACTGGTTTGCTACCTTGCGGATCGAATCGCCAACAAATCCGTACCGCAATTGAGACACGCCACCAGCGGACTTGCGGGCCTCAGATCCAATCACATCTTCGTACTGTGATGTCAACTGGAAGTTCAGGATGATGGAATCTGTTGCCAATTGTTCGAGGGATTCTGGGCTGAGGGTGATGCCCATGTCTTGTGCGACACCACGAAGCAACGCCATTCGTGTATCAAGATCGCTTCTTGCTGTTTCTGGGTCACGAATCAGTTTTTCTTGCCATGCGCGTGCGCTAGCGGTAGTTGTTTTCCACCAGTCGGTTTGCTCCAAAGCGTATTGGAATGGGAGGTCGCCAACTTTCCAGCCTTTTTGGAACGCTTCTTTGAGCAGGCGTCCAAGTTCAGGCACCTGCTTTAGCATTTCGTAGTAGCCGCCGTATAGTTCTTGGGCGGCTTCTTCCCAATCGGACGGGACTTGCTGGCCGAGCCATGTGTAGTCGATACCGGGTGGGATGTAGACGCCGTTGACGACACCACCCCCGTTCGGCAACGACCGGTCTTCTCCGCCGATCGTTTCTCCAGGCTGGTAGGTGACTCCAGTTGCCGGGTCGGTGTAGGAAGGCCCGGTTGGTGTTGCGATAGGTGCCGTGTCCGATACAACTTCTGGTGTTGTGTCGGCTACAACATCTGGGGTTGTGATTCTTTCTGGTGTTTCAACAGGCGGGGTTATGTCAACGACAGTCGGTGTTTCATCACCGATGATTGGAGTCTCGTCGGCTGGCACAACGGGTTCTGTTTCGCGACCAAGGTTTTGCAAGATGCCTTGTTCACCACGTTGACCGGCAGTCAAACCGGTGCCAACCATACCGGGTGCAGTAGCGGCGGGTGCAGCAGCGGCGGGTGCAGCAGG